GAATCTGCCCACCAGTAGTCTTGCTCTTGTAAGGATGTTTCATAGTCACCCCAGAACAAACCATCAATGCCAGCGGTTTGATAATAAAATCTTGGAACATCGGTGTTCTGCCAGTAGACAGTTTGGTTTGGATTGTTTTGCATACACTCCCACCACTCACCTGCTTCCCAGTCTGAAAAGTTTGGAATCTCTTGTTCCAAAAATTCAACATTTGCAGGATCGTTCAGTAAGAAGTCCATTTGCGAATCGTCGTGGTTCTTCCAAATATCTCCGTCAATCCACCATGCAACAGCAGTGCCTGGACCGTTTGATCCTAGTGAAATAGGAACGTCACCATGAGTATTCTTGATGTAAACATCAATAGTTCTTCCGTACGGTGTAAGTCTACCTAAATCTTTATAAACAATTTCAGTTCCCGAAGAAATCTGTGAAATTGCAGCCGAACAAAGTAATTCTAAAATCATTGACAATCCCCCCAATTCGATAATATTGTTGTCAGTGCAAGGAAACCGTTATTTCCATAGTATTTGTTTTCTGAAAGATCATTCAGAACAATAAGTAAGTCATTGAAACCTGTTGTACCATCTTCATTGAGATCGGTAGGACAGGTATCATTTAATTGATTGAAAGTAGCGAGTGTATAGTCTTGTCTGTTTACATCGCATGTTGTTTGACCAGGCAAAGGATTACCAAGGTCTTCATATGTAATATAGAATCTCATCGAAATGCGATCAATATCACCAGTCAAACGCATAATACGAAACTGCCCAGGAAACTCGTCGCTGCTCCAATCAGTTGTGCCACTGCTCTGGAAGTCGATGAGAACAGCGGAATCAGATTGACCAGGCGATGGTGGACAGCGATATGTGTCAGTAAGTTCGTCAATCGCATCTTTGCGAAGTTCACGCATCGGTTTTGGTGTTCCGTCTGGATTCGGCATGATCCAGTCAGCGTCTTTTTGATAGACTCTTGTGGTTATCGGTTCGTTGTTCGGAAGTGAAACAATTCCAACACCTTCTTGAAGCATCCAAGTGTCTGCCCAGAAGTAATCCAATGCGTTCAGGTCAGCAATTCGTTTTGGACAGCAATTAGGCTGCACCCAACGAGTCGGGACTCTAGGTTGAAAGTAGGATCGTTGCAGCGGGTTGTCTAACTGACACAACCACCAATCAAGATCATAGTCGTAATACCATGCATCCATTCCATTTGTTCGGACATCCGACAAAGGGTTCGTAGTGCTACCGTAATTGAACCACAAGGGATCCTTACCCTCTAAATTTTCAATTTCGATCCATGCATCCTTATTTTCTTTTCCAAGGGTGTCAAAGGGTCCATCGTCGTTGTCAGGGTCGCAAATCCATGTACGACCAGCGTGCAAGAAGGATGGAACTCTACCATCGGTGTCTAGGTAGATGTCATAGGTTCGTCCAAATGGAGTCAACCTACCGCGATCTACAAGTTTGATGATTCCATATTCAATGGAATCAGCCATTGATGGAGCAGTAACGAATAAAGAAAACAATACAATAAACAAATGTCTCATAATATAGACCTCCTGTTCACTATTTATAAAAAAGGAGGAATGAAAAAAGAGGGGAGTCCGAAGACTCCCCTCTCTCACTTTCAGAGATACCTCTTATCTATCAGGCGTTACCGTGAAGGTTGACAACTCTGAAGATACGATAGTATTGGTTCACACGCTTGGTAAGGGTTTCACCATCAGGTGTACCGTTGACCGCACCAGATGTCGTCACGAATGGGTTAGAAACCATACCGTAGCGAGTCTTGAATCCGATCTTAGGTTGGAAAGTGTTCTCACCAACTGCACGAACCATTTGCAACGGAACGTATGGGCAGTAGAACAAACCAGCATCGTATGGGTTAGTACCCTTATAACCAACCGAAACATAGTTGTTTGGTGTGGCAATCGATGAGTTGTTTGTGGTAGCGTATGGGTCAATGTAGACCTTGAACTTACCATTCAGAACACCAGCGAATGTGTTACCTGTATCGTCGATATCGAGGTTGACATTCAGTGCTGGGGAGATGTTCAAGAAACCACCCATAGCAAGTGCGGAAGCGGTATCTGCATCGCAGATCACGATATTACCCTTACCACGACGAGTTTCTTTAGCAATTTGGTTGGCTTCACGTTCGATTTGGAACATGAGTCCTCTCCAACGCTCCGCAGACCAACGACCATCTGAGTCACCGACGAGATCGTAGATACCACCTTGGTTCAACGCTTGGTTGAACGAAGCAGCGGATTCACCACCAGCAGCATACTTCAGGTCTTTGTGTTGGGCACCGAGTTTCGCAACAGAGTAGATGGTGCGAATGACTTGACGGTTGATTTCAGCAAGAATTTCTGTGCTGAGAATGTTCGCCAACTCAGTTTCAGCGTCAAGACCATGAACAGCACGAAGGTCTTGAGCGAGTTCAGTGGTGTATTCGGCTTTCAGGGCACGAGTCTTAGCAGAAACCGATGTACGCTCGATAGAGAATGCCATCTCAGCGAATGTGTGGTTGTCTCCAAGACCTTCTGCTTCTGCTCTCGACAGAGCGCCTAATGGATCTTGACCAGTGACACCCATGATTCCGTCGAAAGAATCAGCACCAGTTTGACCACCAGTACCACCAGCGTTTCCTGCTTCGTTGAACAGTGCTTCATCAACACCAGCGTTTGGATTAGCACCGAATTGAGATTTGAGTGCAAAGATCAAACCTGTTGGGGCGCTCATAGGCTGAACACCACAGACATCATATGCCATCAGGTTAGGCATTGCACGACGTACGAGAGAGATGAGGATTGGATCGTAACCAGCGTATGGACGAGCAGGGTTCGATGTACCAATGCCTTTAAGACCGTTTGCACCGAGAGAGTTCAAAGGTGCTTCGTGAAGGTTTTGCTCACGAAGGGCAGCCTCTTGGTTCTCAAGAAGGGCAGCGGTTACTTTTTTACGATAGTCATCCGAAATGGCTGGCATTTCAGAATGCTCTAAGACTGGGGACCACTTTTCAGTAAGTTGGTCGTAAGGTGTAACTCCGTTAAAATCCATTTTAGTATCTCCTTTTAGTGATTACTCTTTATTAGTTATAAAAATTTTCTTTTCAAGAAAGTGTGTTCGATTTCGCATTCTTTGCGATTTTACTTAATGCTTCTGTATACGAACTCATTGCTCCAGTAGGATCTGAGTTTTCAGACTCGTCTGTTGTCTCTTCGGAAACAACAGATTCGCTAAGGTAGTTGTCTTTCAAGATCTCTACCTTTGCTCGGAATGAATCTTCGTCTTCAAACTCAATGTTTTCTGCGAGAGTAATAAGTTTTTCTTTGTCTGTATCTACAAGATCTTCTGCAATTTCAGACACAATTTCGTCAGCAGTTTTCTCGGAAACCTGCTTCTTCAATTCAATATTGAATTCTAACTCAGATTGTAATTGCTCTTCGAGATCAACAACAGTTGTAGCGAGTTGTTCCACGAGATCATACTTCTCTTCAGGAACTTCGATATAGTTGCTCTCAAACAGACCTTTCAATCCACCCAAGAAGTTTTCAGCGATGTCGGCACGAATACCAGTTTCGACTGCGAGTTCATTTTCTTGCATCCACTGCTCGACAACATAAGACAAGTAATCATCGAGTTTTTCAGACAACTCTTTGGTTACTTCTTCTGTATGCTCTGCGATGAGGACTTCGTATTGCTCATGCAAGTCTGCTTCGATTGCAGAGACACGATCATTGATTGCAGCCTCAAAAATCGTGACAGCCTTATCTTTGAAGTCTTCAGAGAGTTCTTCACCATTGAAGAGAACATCCATATGCTCTTTCATAGATGGTGTGTCGATCTTAGGAGAAGCCTTAGATGGTTTAGCCTTGACGCTTGCTTGGTTAGAACCAGAAGCATTACCAACAGGCTTGTTGACCATAGGTTTCTTACCTTCGGTATCTTGAGAGTCTTTTTCGTCATCGACGACGGTTTCAGCCTCTTTCTTCATACCGTAGTTAGCATTCATCTTACCGTAGTTTGCTTTGAGTTGACGGCGAGACTTAGCGGGGACATCATAATCCTCATCGGTTTCTTCTTTGTCCTCATCTTCGTCTTCGTCTTCTTCTTTCATTTTCTTTCCGTGAACTTTTTCGTCGAGTTCAAGATCGAGTTCATCCTCAATCGTGATTTCGTCTAAGTCCTCGGTGACAGTTTCTTCTTCTTTATTTAAGAAGTCTCCAGCAAGAATACGTCTTGCAGTTTCGATTGGATCCAAGTCTTCCATTTTTGTTAACTCCTTTTGGCTAATAAACTCTCATTATTTATAGTTATTACAGTTTTGAGATGAAATCTGTGAATACAGATAAACATTTTTCTTCTAATTCTCTTGTGCTTGCTTTATCAATGATCTTTGCGTATTCAGAGATTTGCTTCTCACGCAAAACATCACCATCCCAAACCCACTCAGCACCTTCCATAATACCGTTTACGAAGGCATTTGGAGCAGATGGGTCTGCTACTATATCAACAGCGGCAAGCATGAAGTCCTTTTGAACTTCATTCACACCATTACTGTTTTGTTTCAATGATCCCATTCCTCTAGAAGATACGCCTAATTTAGCACCTTCCTTGATGAGATTCTTTGCAATATCACCCATAGGTGTATCCATGATTTTTGCTTTTCCGTAAACGTCATTACCTTGTTCACGAAGTTCTTTGATCATGTGCGAAACACGATCAAGATTGACGGTTGGACCTTGTGGGTGGTTCAATTCACCCAACGCTCTGTTCTTTTGAACATATTCTGCGTTGTAGCGTTTCACCTCATCCATAAGAGTCTTCTTTGGATAGACTCTACCGTTGCGGTTCTTTTGTTCAGCCTGCATGAAAATACCTTCGATGAAATAACTCTTCTCGGAGGTAGCCTCATTCAACTCCTCTGTGATCTTGATATCTTCATTCATTTCTGTGATGAGTTTCATTGTGTGTTCAATCCTCTCTCACGTTCCTTACGCTCACGCTCTCTTTGATTACGCTTACGCTCTGTTTCAGCCTCTCTTGTTTCACGTTCCTTCTTAGCGTAATGACGCTGCTTGATTCGGGAACGCTCTGCTGGATCTGCTTGTTTGAATTCAGTGCTACGAACACCGTAGGTCTGCTGACCGCCTCTTTGACGACCAGCAGATGCTCTACCAACTTGTTCATCTTGCTTTACGGCTTTTGAAACAACTTTACGTCTGTTTTTCAGATATTCGTCACTGCTATCAGAATCACCATCGTTATCAACATCATCGTCTTCCTGACCAACAGGATCCATTCCTTCACCATCATCATCCTTATCAGTGACGGGTGCTTTCTTTGCTTCACCGAAAACAGTGGGAGCAATTTCATCATATGCGTCGTTGAGTTTTTCAGTCAACTTCGCATTGAGAATAGTATGTGTAATGCTTCTTGCTTCTTTCAAGTCATTAGACAAAATATTTTCAATGATTTTCTGTGTATACATGACTTCCCCTTTTATATTATGTATCATTTGATGGATGTTCATCGCCTTCTTTTTCAAGTGGACTGAGAACATCTCTTGCGATTTCAACGTGCTTTTCAGCAAACTTTCCTGCTAATCTATCCTTCATCTCTAAATCAAAGGATGAACGAAACTCTTCTTCGTCCTGACTAAACGCCGAACGAATCATATCTACTAAATTATTCTCTTTCATTTGGTTCTTCTCCTGCTTCTGGTCCACCTGGCGGCATCGCTCCACCTTCAGGAGCGATATCACCATCATCATTTTCTTTCTTGATCTGAGCATCCATGTCCTTAATCTCTTGCTCAGTCTGCTTGAGAATGTGCTTACGAACATAATCAACTGAATAGTATTTACCCACATACTCATCAACTGTTTGCAAAGCGTCGATTCTTTCTTTGAGAATCTCTGCTTCTTTCAATTCGTGGAAGTATGATTCCGTCTTGAACTTGAATGAGATGTCTTGATAAATCTTATCCCAGTCTTCGATCTTCATAATTCCACGAAGTATCAATTGTGACTTCAAAGATTGCATAAACAAGTCTGCAAACTTCATACGAAGACGATCAATGAATCTGAAGAATTTTACTTCATCTCGTGTGATCTCCGAAGAACGACCCATATTGAATCCGTTTTCGGCTTCGATTCGTGATTCTGGAATGTTCAATGAGCGATACAGTTTCTTCATAAAGTATTGCACATCTTCCATCTCACCAAGATTCTGACCACCATCGAGTGAGGAAATCTCTGTTCCTCTACCACCTTCTCTACGAGGCAACCAATAGTCCTCCAGAATAGATGAGTGTCTTCTGTCATCTCTGACTTCGCCTGTTTCTTGATCGTATTGAATCTTGTTGCGATAACGAGTCATCTGACTTCGCATATATTGTTCTGCTTTATCTTTCGGAAGATTACCAACATCGATATAGAATACTCGACGTTCTGGCGCTCTTGACATTCGATAAATCACCACTGCGTCTTCGATTTGTCGAAGCATGTTCAGCGGACGAATTGCTTTATGGAGATATCCGACAACCTTTTTCGATCCTGTATCGACATTTCCTGAATGACAATAAACAATCGAATCTGGAGCGATCTTCAAACCTGTTGTGGGTGTTGTCGTTCCTGTTTTGTTTTGTGTGGTATCTGCGTAGATGTAAAACTCTTCTACGTCAGTTACAACTGGAACAGAAACTCCATCCTTTTTGATGGTGTCTTTTTTGACGTTTCGTACCTTAGCAATCTTTATCGGATCGATAGGTCGTAATTCTTTAATTCCTAACTTCGGATTCTTATCATCGAGGATAATATGAAAATATAAGCGACCGTCGATATACCATCGTTTGAAGATTTCATAACCTCGATTGTTGAAATCCAAGAGGAAAAGAATTTTATCAAACTCTTCGTAAATCTTATTCTTGATACCCTCAGACAGTTTTACCTTTTCAAGATTTATCTCAACTGGCTTTTTATCGTGATCGATAACTAAAGCATCGTTGCAAATATCTGAAATTGCAAAATCAACTTCGGGGTAATACGACATCGAACGATATCGTTGAATAAGTTCGTTTTCATTTTTTACTTTTTCGTGGAAATCAATATAGTGACCGAAGATACCTCCAGCCTCTACATCAACGGTTCCGTCAAAAGCATCGGGGGCGACAAAGGAAACGTTTCCAATGTCGCCCTCGGATGAAGAACTAATAGGTTTAGGGGCTTCTCTACCTTTACGTCCAATAGAGAACCCGAAAAGATCAATAGGCATAATATATAAACTCCACTATGTTTTTACGAACCAGTACCAGCACTGGTCCAGTAATCGTATTGCATTGTTACTGTAAACTCCACAAATGTATCTACGGTTTCGTAGTTGAAGTCAAGCGAACCAACTTCAGTTGGGAAGCAGTTGACCAAATCAATTTTACCTGAAACTGAATCGTCTTGTTTCAGAGATTCAATGGTCCATGTTGGGAACAATGCAGGCGAAACAGAATCACCTGTAATTTCAACATGGTCATTGATTTGGTTCATCCAAGAGATGAAATCTTCACGAATGTCGTTGTTTTCATCTTGCAGAACTGTAAGTGACCATTCTGCGAATGTTCTATCGCCAGGTCTTTTTACTTTTCTACCCTTGAAAGGAACTTCAATAAAACCGATTGTAGATGCAGGGAATTGAGCAGCCTTGATAAAGAACACTCTATCACCCTGATTTGTAGATGAGCCTGGAATCTGTCCAGTGACTTGGAAGAGTGTTGCTCTCTGTCCTTGTCCAAATCTTGCTGAGAATTCGTTGATATTAGCCATTAGTTATCTCCTTTAGTATGTATGTGTTTTACCCGACAATCTCGCTGAATTGAGCATCTTGTCTCAACACACTAAAGTTCAACGTGATGAAGTTGATCGAGAGTGTTGGTTTGATCAAGATATCTGCAACAAATCTGTTTTGCTCAACAACCGATGGTGGGTTATTTGTCTCGTCACACACGATTCGGAAGTCCGTAACACCTCTTTGAGACTGAACTCTTCTGAGGAATGGAGTGATTTGAGAGATGAATGATCTTCGAGTGAAGGCATCATTTTGCTCAAACAACTGGAACTTCGCAGCGGTAGAGATTGCTTTCTCCAAGACAACAAGAAGTCTACGAACATTGATTCGGTCAAGAGCAGACGCTCTTCGTTGCAATGTCTTATCTCCGAACAGAACTGTTCCGTCGCCAGGGAAGGTCACAACAGGGTTGATACCATTTGCGTAGAGTTTATCTCTTTCTTCCTTACTGGGATTGTATGCGAGACGAACCACGTTCTTGATCTTACCTCGGTTAAAACCAGCAGGTGAGAAGAATGGAACAGTAGTGTTTTCAGTTTCAGCAACAAGTCCAGCGACATCTGCGTTCAATGGGAACCATCTGAACTTATCATTGAACTGGTCAAATTGATACTTCCAACCACTATCCATTACAGCGTATGAAGAGTTGAAGCCTTGTGCGGTGCGATAAGTAATTACTGCATCCGCTGTCAAACCTGTCAATGTGCTGTCGAATGAAATATCGTTGTATTCGGTTCCTGCGGGACTTGCAGGTGGTGAAATGAATGCAACGCAATCTTTTCTTTCTTCAGCGATTCCGATGATATGCTTCGAGATCAATCCTTCAGCAGCACCACCGATGATCAAGTCGATATCGTGAATCAAAGGATCCTTGAAGTGCTTATCATATGCTTTCTTGACAAGAGCAACAACAGGGTGAGTCGCGCCAAGATCGGAAAATCCAGAATCAGATCCCGCACCCTCATAAGCGTATGTGTTTCCTGTTTGAATACCGCCTCTAAGTCTTGCGTTATAGACCTTTTCATCATCACCGTCACCAGTATACGGATCAGAGATTGATGTAGTAAATTCATCGAAGAATGGATCACCACCTGTTGGTCCGAAGATACTCTTCGTTGTATTTTCTTCGATAGTAATAAAATCTGACTGCGTGTTAATTACATCTTTGTAGTAAAGGTTTGCACCAGATAAGTCAGTCATTCCACGGAATTTAGACAGACCTTGGAAAATTTCAAGAACTGCACCAGTTTGACCCAACTGATTACCACTAAAGGTTCCGTCATGGTCAACGACCGCAATATGCATTTCATCACTAGTCAATCCAGTATAATTACCATTTTCGATGGCGTTAAACAGTCTAGGAGTTGTTGTTGGTGCATATGCAAAGATACCTTTTTGTTCTCCACCAAAACTTTCTATATTCAAAGCAGAAGCGTTTGCTGGGTTAGATGGATCAAGTTGAGTAGAAGCAGATGCACCAGAAGGGAAAACTACAACTCGAAGAGAGTTACCTCTTGAGCCTACTTCTTTTGCACGAATCAGTGCAAAATCGGGTCTTTTTCCTGTAGGATATTTGCCACCAGATGCACCAGTACCAGTTAATTGCTTTGCGAAACCCGATGTTGTACCAGCACCGAATATTGCGGCAGTGATACCCGCAGCACCCAGACCAACAGTGGATTCATCAATACGAACAACCTTCAGTTTATCAGAATATTGTAAGAAGTTTGCACAAGCCCACCAGTCAACGCCTCTTTCATCTGCTGCTGGTTTACCAAAAACTTGGAAAAGTTCTCTTTGACTTGTAATAGTTGTGACAACATCGGTTGGTCCCTTGTCAAAACGACCAACGAATGCTCCAATTGTATTGTTTGGTTCGGGGATAATAGAACTCAGGTCTTTTTCCACGACTTGGACAGATGGTGATACACTAAATGCCATTTGTAATCTCCTTTTGATGATCAGATATAATTAACTCTTCCTGATATTTATAGTTTTCCCGCTTTTAGAAGTAGTCTACAGGTTTACGTCAAACCAGCGATCATTTCCATCATACTCACCCATCGTTGTCGATAGACCATCATCAAAGAAACCATCAGGTAAAATATCATCTTCAATTTTCTTAATCTGTTCAGAATATAATTCTGTTCGCACATCAGTATCATTCATTTCTTTGAAATAGTCTTGTCTCGTCAACCATGCAAACAACACAAGACACATAACCAAGTCATCGGTATGACCATCATCTGCTTCAAAGGATTGTCTCTTTGCAATAAATGTCGTAAGTTCGTTGATTATGTCGAGATCTTCTACGATAAGTTTATCTTCTTCGATTAGACTCTTGAGAACAGAACATCCCAATTTCTTCACAGGACCAGTAGTGCGAACACCAAACTGATTACCACCGCCACCAAAACCACCTCCTACGACCTGACCCTTACGACCTTTGTTCTGAGTCATATAGATTCGATCATACTCTAGGTCTTGGTAGAGAACATCTGCAACTTGTCCCCCGATGTCATTGATCTCGATCAGTGCATATGCTTGATTGTATTTTTCACATACAGTCTTGATCATCGTTGGATAGACCATCGGTGAAATGATATTGTTTCGATATTTTGCAACCACTTTGTATGGCATCTGAGTCACATCAAATATACAAAAGGCACTATAATCCTTTCCTTGACCTCTAGCAGTATCAACAACACAAGAATATTTGTGATTCGCTATTGGTTCCTCGAAGATTGTGAGTCCGTCATTGGATCTCGATAGAGGATTGGTCCACGCTAAAGACTTGAGTTTCAATGATGAAATAAGTGTGTTTTGTGATCCAACAAAGTCACACTCAAACTCTGACTGAAATTGCTGTTCGCTTGTGTTTGCGATTGTCTCTTCTCGCCACTTCTCATCACGAAGAGGTCCGCCTGGATAAAGTGGAACTTGGGACCAATGCACCTCCACAGGAATGTACTCGTTCTTTCCTTCTTCTCCAATCTTTTTAG